GCAGTGTCGATGTCACAGAATATCCTGCCACTTGTTATGGGGCATACATTTTTAGCCGCTGCCATTTGGGATTCGCTTTTATAGTATTGAGCAACAGTCGGGGCTGTTATATTTGGCAAAAATTTAAGAGCAACACTCCCTATGTATGCTTGATGAGTGCTTGGGGCTGTTGCAACATTTCCTTGGCTAATAGCATAAAGATAGACTTCTTTAAAATCAAGTGAGCCTTGTTTGAGTAAGCTTGGCTGGATCCAAGTTCCCCCATATTTCGTGCTTCCAATCGTGACACGCTTGCAAAATAGCAATGGGACAGTGTCACCAGCCTGTGCAATGTCTTGTTGTGGCCCGACACTTTGAGCATAAATTGATGCAGCGTTTTTTCTTTGCGCTGGTGAAGCATCACGCTTAGTAGATGCACTAGCAGGAACTTGTTTTTTTTGTTCTGTTGCTTTAAAATTTTTCCTTTTTTTTGCTAGCTGTCTCAGATATTTAGCAAGCAAGCTCTTTTGTTTTTTCTTCAGCGCTTTTAAAGCTTTATTTGAAAATGAAGCTGTCATTGTGTTCGCTCCTTGTAAGAAATAAGACTTAAGTTAGACACTCGATTGATTATTTCTGCGCCGTGCGTTTTGACGCCATCGATTATTTCGCCATCTGCATTCCGGTAAATTAAGTTTTCGCCATCATAAAAAATCCGAGCATTTTTAACTATCGAACCATCAGCACATTCAACCGTGCATAAACGAGCAAGTATTATTACTTCAGTCATGTATTCGTAGCGATTGCTTGGTAAGAACGCATTAACATGCCAGGGGCTACCTTCTTGGTCGGTACCTGTGCTTTCAGTGTATCAATAGCCGGGTTTACAGTCCAGCTAATTGCCTCATCAGAAACCTCAGCAGCGGCAATGCTGCCAATGTACCGACTGATTAGCTGAGCACTGCCTGAATCAAAAGCGGCTTCCCCTGCGTCTTGAATGTACAAGGAAGCAATAATTAAGTTGTCTGCGCCTATCGCTGCGTCCGTAATGTCAATCAATTCACCAGTCGCGGCCATTTCTACAGTTAAATCATTCAACTCAGATGCAAGCGTAGAACCAAAACCTTCAATGTCAAAAGCTAAATATTTGTACTCTCCAGTTGCATCAGAATCCGCAGTAAGCAATTGAGCTTCAGGGTAAAAATTTTGCCATTGCTTTGTTGGTGTTCGATTACCTGAGCCGTCTAAAACTGACGTGCGATCAGCAAAATATTCAAGAAAGCACAGGATGTCATATGTAGTTGCCATCAGTCCAAACCTACCCCTGCACGCACAGTTCCATCACTCATCAAGAACTGCAAAGTTTGCTCAACACCGGCCTGTACAGCTTGGCTCATGTCTTGCATTGTTACATAGTTTTGGCCGCCCATTTGCGTCACAGGTCCAGTCTGGATGTTTACGCTTGCAGAAGACGGTGCAACAACACCGCCATCGGCAAAGCCTGGGATAGCGCTAGTACCACGCTTTCCTGACAGGAAGTTGGCAGCGAATCCAGCCGCTTTGCTTTGCGGAATTATGTACTCAGGCTCGCCGCCTTCACCAATAAGGCCAAGCGTTGGGCCTTTAACCATGCCACCTTTAGCAAAAGCTTGGAAGCCGCCGCTCCAATACGCACCAGCAGCAGCAGTTTCAGTTGAGCCTGAATTTGAACTAGATGAAGACTGTGCGCGTGCTGCATTTAAGTTTCTTTGCGCAGTCGCTGCTCTATTGATTTGATTGGCAGCGTTTGACGCTTGGTTGGCAACTTGGATAAACATGTGCGCTGATTGCCGTGCATTTTCCGCAACTTGTCCGGTCCCTGTTGCTAGGTCTCCCGTATTCCTTACCCCATTACCAAGGGCAGTAACCAAGTTATTGGCTTTTGTATTGCTCATGTTGATTTCTTTGCTAACGAGCTTTTGCTTTAGGTTCTGCTCTGCTGTCATTATTTTTGCTTCTAACTGAGCTTTTGCCGCTGTTGCTTGATGCTGACCAACCTGAACTTGAGCTTTTATCTGACCGTCAATTAACCTTACAGCCTGCATTTGAGCGTCAAGAGCTTTGTCGGCTTGCCTTTGTGCTTCTGCTTTTTTTTCAACTCCTTTGGTTTCGGCTACAAGTATTGCGCCACGGGCTTTTAAGATTTGCGCATCGATTACTGCGCCTTGACGCTTTAACTCAAGCTTGCCTCGCTCAGCTTCGATGCTGTTTAATGTCTGCTGGTAAGCAAGCTTTGCGCCATTTACTTCGTTATGGAAAATCTGCTTAGCAATGTTCAAGCGTTGTGTCGCTGAACTTGCCTGTTCATAAGCACGCTCTAGGATCTGCCCTTGCAAATCGTTAATCGCTTTCTCTGCATTCAAGCGAGCATTTGTAACGTTGATGGTGTTTTGATAGGCAGATTTTTGCGCTTCAATTTGTGTTTTTTCTTTAGTTAAAAAATCAAGGGATTCTTTTGTTTTTTCAATGAACCGTTTTTTTGCTTCTGTGGCAGCGTCAACAGCAATTTTTGTCTGGTCAATTTTTTTGTTGACTTCATCGACAGGTTTTTTTGTTTCGTCAGTAGCCCCTTTCATGGCGAAGAAAGCTGCAACCGCTCCGCCAATCGCTGCGACAATTCCAACAGGGCCCGTTACAACGGCAACGATAGCCGCCAAACCAGCCGCAATTATTGGAAGAAGCGGGCCAATTACAGCAAAAGCCCCAGCCACTGCAGTAAAACCAATAACAGCCGCTTTAACTGGTTCAGGCAATCCCACGAACGCATTTACAACTTTAGTTATTAAATCAATAGTTGGTGTAAGTACAGGTAAAAGTAGTTTTCCTATTGATGTTGACAAGTCTGCCATTGCCTTATTGAATTTTTTATATGCGTCTGCTTCTGGCGGCTTTTGCTTTGATAATTCTTTCAATCCTTTGATTACTACATCAGTTGTTAGTTTACCTTTAGCCCCTAACTCTTTTAACTCGCCAACACGTCTTTTCATAGACTTAGCAATAGCATTTCCAATCGATGGTAGCCTTTCCATAACAGCGACAAGGTTTTCACCATTAAGAACACCAGCACCTAAAGCTTGACTTAGCTGCAGCATTACAGCGTCAACATCGCTGGCTGAAAGATTCATTTTTGCTGCCGCAACGCCAACGCCATTGAAAACTGTTTCAATGTCCTTTAAAGAAACACCTGCTGGACGCAAGCGCCCAAAAAGATCACTAACAGCCGCCGCTGCTTGTGTTTGTCCTATCGTAAATTTCTCAGCGCCTTCAGCAGCAAGTTTCTGTAAAGCTGCTGTTTCTCCATATTCGTCGCCTAGCAGCTTCAACCTTTTTGCCGTACGGTCAGCTTCAATACCAGCTTGAGCAAAACCTTTGACCGCGAGACCTGCACCAAGGGCAGCAAGTGCCTGGCTAGCCCCTATTGCAGATTCCCTAAGACGCCCTAAAACTCCAACCTTTTTAGTCGCTGCTGCTCCTGCTGTATTAAGCCGGGCTTGATATTGATCAATCTGCTGACCAGCTTTTTGATAAACCTGCCCCCCAAGGGTGACATTTTGCTGCACCTGCCGCAGAGCTGCAATCTGTTTTCTTATTGCTGCTTCAGTGTTTGCAACTTTAGTTGAAAATACTTGTTGAACTTTCCCGGCACCAGCAAATGCTTGATTCTGCCTTTTAACAGTCTTTTGATAAACCGCATCAAGTTTTTTCTGCGCCGCCGCAATTTTTGATATGACTGGGGTAACGCCGTCCCTGCCCGTAAGGTCAATGACAACAACGCCCATGCCACAAGCTCTTAACCGTGTGGCATAAGTCTACCTCCGCTTTGCTTTGCGTCGCATTTCAGCCTGTTCTGATGCTTCCGTTTCATACAGCAAGCACCAAAGCTGCAGCTCTTCGCGTGACATCTTTTGAGATAGCTCAGACAACGTATAGCCCAGTTCACGGGCTAAACGCATCTGGATTCTCAATGGATAGTCATCTTTGAAGAGCTTGGCTAGTTTTTTGCCTCGTCCTCTGTAACATCCTTCTTCTCTGCTCCAATTTTAAATTTTTCGAAATATCTATCGAAAAATTCTTGCCCGAGAGACTTGCTCATTGCTCGTCTTAGCTGGTTGACATCCTCCCAAGAAAGATCTCCAATTTCTCTGCCAATTTTCATCACCTGCTCTTGGTATATAACAACTCCGTTTGTTATTTCAGTCGTTTCTTTTGCAAGCTCATGCAGATATTCTTTTTTTGCTTCCCCCGTATGTCTTTTTATATATTCTGTTGCACCTCCTGAATTTAGTGGTCCGGGACGAGCGAGTGCGGTTATTGCAACAATGTCTTCGAAATCATGAACCTTCATCTGACGCGTAACGGATTGCAATGCATATCCCTCGAACTGGAATATGCCAGCATACTTCTCATCATTTAGTATTGCATATGCATCCTTGTCATACAGTTGATAATTTATTAGCTGCTCTCTTTCCCAGCCTACCTGATCAAGTATGTCTTGGAGAATGCTGAGTGTCCTCAGACCAAGGGCATCTATCTTCAACAAATTTAGGCTCTCAGCATCATATTTGTCTATCTGCGCAGACCCTCCATAGCTACTTACTGAGCAGTAGTTGTGCACTGGCTCTTCCGTTACAAGTATACCTGCTGCATGAACACCGCT